AGTTCGGGGATACTCATAGGTGGTGGAAGAGAATAGTCTCTTTCCACTTTAGGTATATTTTCCATTTTATCAGTCGAACACGTGATAGCGAGTTTAAGTATATGATTTGCATTTCTAAAATCATAGGGTATTAATCGATTATTGCTACTATAATAAAACCGAACACGTAAACTCGATATCGTTTTTTGTGAACCAGAATCAAAATTGTGTTCGACCGTATCGTCAACACCCGAATAGTTAATCACATCACCACACATAAGTATTCGCCCCGTATAAAATGGTGTTTCCGAAAACACAGTTTTGTTAAACTCATCCGACCCGCTACTCATTTTAACTATAATAGCATCAGCACCCTGTAAATTAATACTCCCAGTTTCTAATGAATTAGAAGTTGATGATACATTTGAAGATGGTAACCCTAAAATATCGTGAGGTGTTGTATACTCATTAGGTCCGTTTATATACCCGTTCGTACCCGTATAAAATAAAAATGTAAAATCACTCGAACCCGTAAACGTTATAGCATTTGTATCTTTATCGTAAATTGCACCCGTAATTATAGTACAATTATCATTAATAGCTGCGGCTAATTCATCTCCACTATAGTTTCCAATAGGTATAGTTACAGTTTGAGTACCCCCACTATTTGTCAAAATATCAAATTGGTTATTTCGAGAGTGTATAAGGTACTGACTATTATGAATACGTGCTGATATAAGTGATAACTTCGTCACGTCATAAATGGGCGTTTTTAGGTAGACTACATAATCACCTGGATTTGGGTACAAAATGGGGTCTCGTTCACCACTATCTATATCTAAGGTGTGTACCTTCATTAAAATATATGAACAATATTTTAATGCGTGTATGTCTCAATTTTACATATTTAATAGATGCTATTAACCAATGGGTTATTTGCGAGCTGTCTTTTTGCTGTATCTAAGCTCATGTTGGTCGCATTTGGATTCATTTGACCCTTGTATGGATTAAAATTGTGGTAATCGTTTGGTCTATAGTGTTGCGTCCATGCACCATTTGCGGCATTTACTCTACCGTCTATACGACTCGTGTCTGAACGAACACTTGTGACCATACCACCCTGGTTAAGTGCATCGGCTCGAACGTTCATTCGTCCTGGACCCGCAGCTCTATTTGGGTTACCACGAAGATCGGATGGTCTTAAACCATATTTTGTAAGTTCTTCATTCGTGTACATGGAATTACCTGTTCTATTTTCAGACATCTTATACGCGGGGGCGTTCAAGTATCCGTGGTGATAACTGTTAATATTTGGTGCTGGTAAATTGGCGTATTGGTATTGTTCTATGGTACCATCTGTTTTATTACGTGTTGGTTCTTGTGCTCTCGTGAGTGCAGATACAACTCGTTTTGCACCTGCGTAATTTAAGGTATCTGTTCTTAATCCCGTTTCGGATCTATTTGTTGTTCGTTTGGTTTTTTCGTATTCAGATCTACCAATCGCACCACTCATACCTTGTGCACGCCCAAGGACGGTCGGGAGACGCTCTGGAAGGAACGCCGTCTTTTCCGGTCTGTTGTGTGCGACTTCACCAACGATACCACGTCTACCACCTTTACCGTCAAACGCTGGACCGGACCTACCTGGTAATGTTGTTAAGCGGTACGCACCGACGTTTTCTGGGTTAACACGGAATAATTGCTGATGACCACCAAATGCTGGTACTTCTGCTCCAACACCTAAACCTGGACCGACAAGTTGTTTTTCGACTGGTGAAAGATTATTCATTCGTCCAGCGTCGTACATGCGGTTGCGCATTGATAATATTTCACCCCCGGACGAGCGGCGTTGTGGTGCAATTTCAGCAAACGAACCAATTTCTGATTTCGTCGTGTACGTTGGTTCTATAAGTGGTGATAAAGGTCCTAAATATTCGGACTGGATAGCAACATCTCTATTAGAAAATTCAGAAACAACTTCCGGTTCTTCTATAGGGTTACCCTCTATTGTGTATGTTTCGTCTGGACGACTCAATCTTCTACCGGCGTAAACTAAACCGGCTATAGCTAATATAGATATCGGATCAGCCATTCTTATTTCTTATTGAGATTTTTTATTGAGATATCTTTGCTGGAATAATCCGTTTTGTGTTTCTGCTCTCGTACTTGCGGGTTCGTATGTTTGTGTTCTGATTGGTAACTTACATTCGACATTTTGAATTGGGTGAAATCCTCTTTCGTATGTTTTCACTAAAAGTTTATTAAATTGTGTAGTGGATTGTGGTCTGAGTTGATCCGATGTTTCTATAAATTGTGCCGGTGCACCTTTACCTGCCATATATGGCGCCGTTCCATATAACATTGTATTTGGGCGACTCGAGCCATAATTAAGAGTACTGGGCTGAGGATACATAAAAACTTCTTCGGTCGCACACACTGGTGGGATCGCTCGGTCTTGAACCATTTTCATTCCTGGTTGTAGTTGATACGCCATTTACTATTACAAAAGATTTTGTTTGTGCAAATCGAGTACCTACATATGGTATATCTAAAATTAAAAATTTAAAGTGATGTTCTAGTCGCTGTTCGTCTAGCGTCACCGTTTGGATTGAGGCCTGCAAATGCTTCGAGTTGGACACCTCTCGCGTCTGGATCACATAATCGTGGGTCTTGGCGACACGTGTCACCTCTTTTACCGTGGATAAACTCGTAATAAGGTGTATTACCTATGGATGTATCAGGCATACTGACAAATTGTCTAGATAAAGCATTTCTTTGCTGGTCTGGTAGAGCTGAGCGTGATCGCATAGGACCATATTCTATATCACCCGTAAGGTAATTGTTTACCGGTGTTTTTACAGTAGGATAATAACACGATTGTGGTCTATCTGGTCTATCAACGTAATCCGACATGAGCACGTTACCCATTGGGTTATCTTTTGTTGGCATCGAGCATTCCTTACCTATATTATTATATACATTTGTTGGACGTACACCATCCTTAACCATATTTGACTTTTCCATTATATAAAGAACACCGATCGCAGTCGCTCCTAATACAAAAATACGTGGATCACGCTTTATGAGATAAATTAAACACGATGCGTAAATGATAAATCGTGCTGATGCATCGACACGTTCTGCTGAAGATTGTGTCTTCGACGGCCAAAATTCATGAACTTTGTCAACTCGAACCAATTGTTTTGGATCCTCAAACCAAGAAGTCATTTATATATAATAAGTTTATTTTTTCATCATACCACCTAACATACCCTGCATAGTTTTCATAAGTGCACTTTCATCGATCTCCCCACCGTCGTTTTGCATTTTATCGGCACACTGTTTCGCGACAGCTTCAATCATTGCTAACGTGTCTGCTGGTATAGACTGGATAGTCGTTCCCAACATATATAATGTCTGAATGTATTGCCAGATTGCATCCTTCGTACCTTCCGAAGCGGACCCCCAATGTTTTTCGAGGTTTACACCTTTCATAAATTCCACATTTTTAGATTCCTTGATAAAAAATGATTCATCCTTAGATGAAATCTTATCAGAATATGGTGCTACACCAGACATAAACCCATCAACGACCAATTTGGGGTTAGTTTCTTTCATTAATTCGAAAGCTGTCACACACTTTTTCAAGCCTTTTTCTTCTGGAAATGTCTTGTGTAATTCCACAAGAAATTGACCCATCATATCATTGAATGCGGTTACGGAAGCCATTTTATACTGTACATATGTATGATATCTTTAAGTTTATAAAATTAAAATGGTTCTGATGATATGGTCTCTTTCTTACCTAATCCGTTGGTAACTATAAAAAATACTAAAATTGCTATAAGTGCTGCTGGTTTAGTGTATGCACTCACTGGAAGCTTACCTTCGTTATTAATCTTTGCTTTAAAGTGTATGTAACCTGCGGTTATTAAACCGGCGATTATTCCGGCCCATGCTGGATCTCGTAAATAGTCTTCAAACTCCATTTAATAATACCCAACTTTTTTTGCACGGGATTCGGATGCGTCCGGGAACAAAACACCTTCGTC